CCCGGCTTCGTCCTGCTGGCCCTGAGGATTGGTCAGTAGCGGCTCCCCATCCTCGCCGAGGCCTGTTTCTTCAAAGGCAAACAGATAGGCATCGTTGACCGCTGCCTTGATTTCCGCATCGGTATAGTCGCTCAGCTGCTTGAGCTGCTCGATGATCGGCGCGAACAGGGGCACGCCGCGAACCTGCCCCGGCCGCGAAAACTGACGGGGCAACAGAAACTGCACCATTCCCGACTGCGCGCCACGGCGGGCGATATAGGACCACTGGATAGCCGTCGCCGCGAGATCACCGGGGTGCCGATCGGCAATCCAGTATCCCAGCTCTTCGCCATCCTTGGTGCGTTGCACTCCGCCCTGGAGCACTTCCGTGTCCGGCTTCCGGTTGGGATTGCCAATGCGGTCGGCCTCGATCAGCACCAGGCGCGTGCCGTAGGTTTCTCCGGTCCGCTTGCGATAGCGGCGCGCAATGCCGAGATCACCCGAGACACGCGCCGACCGATACATCAGGCGCTGCATGTCCTGGAAATGCTGCTGACCGGTCCAGTCGCACTCGGCCTCGAAGATCTCCCACTCGCGCTCGATCTGATACTGCAGCGCCGCCCGTTCCGCCGGGTCCTCGATCCCGAGCACATCGCCGTCGATGACACTGCGCAGCACCAGGCCGGTACCGACAACGCCATTAGTTTTGGTCGCCATGGCGCCCGCGACGAGCGGATGGTTGCGCTCGAGGTCGCGTGAACGGCCGCGCAATGTCCCCAGGTCCGGCAGGATGTCGGTGGCCGGGCTGCCCTCGCCGGCCTTCCAACCGCGTGTACGCCGGCTGTTGCGATTGCCGGCCTGGTACCCGCCTCGACCCGTTGACAGTCCGGCAACGGACAACGCAGCGCCGGTAAAGCCGCGGTTGATGGACGTGCCGAGACCCGCGAGGGCCAAGGCGGCGCGCCCGCGCAGTGAATTCCGCTTTGCCACGGCCATCTAGTTCACCAAATACCTTGTGCGGGAGCGCCCGGCGGCCGCAGCAGTCAGGGACTTCACTTTGCCGTCCCAGTAGTCGATGCGCTTGGCCACCTCGGCCAGATCCGACCGCTTGAGCATGCGCCGGGAGCCATCGACCTCGATCATGTACTCCTGGCTGGTGGCGAGCGCTTCTTCGGCAGCAAGCCACAAGGCCAGCTTGGCCTCGGCCTGCGCCAGTGTAATTCCAGCCATCACCTGACCCTCATTTTTCGGACCCGCGGCCGCACGCCTTGCGCGGGCTGTGCCAATGCCGGCTGTGGCGCGGGCGCTTGTGCCAGCAAATCTTCCAGGTCGCCCTGCACCGGCTCCGGGACGCTGTCCCGCTCGCGCTCGTAACGCTCCCAGACCGCATCCATCAGCGCCCGGGTCGGACCGGCAATGCGAATGAAGGCGGCCTCGGCCTGCAGATGCGTGTCGAGACCTTCATTGGCCTGGTTCGGGTCCTTGACCCAGACATAGTGCTCAAAGCCCTGACGCGTGGTGACGCGCTTGCGGCTTTCCGCGGTCAGCTGCCTGTAAAACTCGTCGTCGAGGTCATTTGGCAGGTCGACATGGCCGCGCTCTGCCTGATCATCCTTGGCGAGGTTCCGATAGAGCGCCATCTTCAGGACCGAAGTGGCGAAGTTGAAGAAACGCTTGCTGTAGGGCAGCCGCCTGCCCTGACGGTTCACTTCCTTTTTCACGCCGATCAGCAGCGGCGCTGCCTCTGACCCGACACCACGGACCATGATGACGCGGCTTGCAGGGTGCTTCTTCGCCCAGCCCCACACATCATCAGTCCAGGCATTGCCGTCGATCGCCAGCACGTCGATCTCGAGGCGCCGGCCATAGGCATTCAAAAAGCCCTGCTTCAACAGACCATCGAGGAAAGAACGTGCCTGGTCCGACGAGATATGGCCCGGAAAAACACCATGATCGACGATGGCCCGCTTGTGCTCGCGCGCCCAGGCGACAACCTGCCACTCCACCCGGTCCTTCTGGCAGTCCACCCCGCAGGTGACGATGACGTGCCCGGCCGGGATGCGACCGCGCCCTCGCTCCGATTTTGCCCCTCGGTCGCGCAGCACCTCCCAGGAGGGCGCATCGCCCAGCGTCCGATATGCGCGCCCGACGACATCATTGAAGAACGTCTGTTCGGACGCTGGATTGCCTCGGCCGGTCAACCAGGCGCGGGCAATGCGCTCAAAGCTTTGCAGCAGCGAATAGGCCGACCACAGATGAAACGACCGATGGACCCGCCTGGCGCCGGGATTGCTGGCCCGCCAGGCCGGTACGCCTTGGGCTTCCAGCTTCTTGGCGGCCGCGAACATGCTCGGCCGATGCCAGTCCTCGATGACCCCACCGCAATCCGGCGCGACACACAGGAAATGCGAGCGCTCAGGATGCTCTTCATCGAGATTGGCGAGAAAATTCTCCCATTCCAGCGTCTGGCTGTGCCCACAGTGCGGGCACGGCAGATAGAGCTTCTCCTGGCTGCCTTGCTCAAAGGCCTTGGTGATCCTGCACCCTGGCTCGACCAGAGGCGTCGAAATCTTGAATATCTTGGCGAACTCATGCGCCTGGCTGCGACTGTCCGCCTGTGTTTCCGGGTCGCCAGCCGCATTCATCTCCCACTTGGCCAGGTCATCCTGCACCTGGCGCTTCATCGTCACCTGCGAAAGCGACGCCGGCGAATTTGCTCCCGAGATCTGGATCGCGCCCTTGCCGTCCAGGCGTTCCTTGTAGAGCACGCTGTCGAGGCCATCGCGCGCCTTGCTCGGGAACACCTTGGCCAAGGCCGTGGTACCCTTGAGCATGGGCGAGAGCTTCATCTTGCTCCAGCGCTGCGCATTGTTCTCGGTCGGATGGACATAGAGGAAGTCCCCCGGGTCCATGTCCATCGAGCCGCCGCAGAAGATGTTTGCGAGGACGGTCCCGCCGAGCTGCGCCGATTTCGCCATTGTGACGACGCGGCACGGATCATCCGGCGATAGCGCGCGCAGGATCTCGTCGAAGTAAAAGAACAGGTCCCGATTGTAGGGTCCCGGCATTGGGCTCTCGCGCTGCGAGAACACGATGTTGCTTTCCGCCCAGCCCAGATAGTCAACCGGTGGCGGCGGCGTCATCACCTCGGCAAAGACCTCGGTCGCAATGCGCTCGGCATTGGCGACATTGACGATCATCTGCATCAGGCGCCCGCCCCTTCGGCAACAACCAGCTCGACCGTCTCCGGCAGGACCCTTGCGCGTTCCTTGGCGCGTTCCGCCTCGGCTGCCTTCTTTTCGGTGCGGACCCGCCGCAGCTCGTGCAGCACGTCGCGCTGCGGCAATTCGAACCGCGCCGCGATCGCCGCGGCGTAGTCGGCCAGCATGGCACCGTTCGCCTCATCGACCTGCTGAGCCAGGCGCGTCATCTGCGCCCGCACCTCGCCGGCCGGCACAAGCGTGCCAAGCCGTTCCTGCTCATCGATCGTTTCCCGCCGATTCCTGCGCTTCTCCTGTTCGAGGCGCTCGAGCTGGATCTGATGCGCAACATCATCGCGCTTCTGCGGCCGTTCGGGCTCATCGGACGTCGGCGGCTCGGAGGGCCCGAAATCGAGCCGTGTGCCCAACCCATTGCCCATGGCCTGTCCAGGATCGCGCCGAAGGGCAATCTGCGCTTTCGCCCGATCGACGATGATCCGGGCATTGCGCCCCTCCCCGTCGAGGCAGTCGCGCCCGATCACACCGTCGCTGAGCCACTGGCTGACCCGACCGGGCGTGACATTGCACTCCCGGGCAAAGTCGCCCTTGGACATGGTTTGCATTTTAGCTCTTTAGGCTCCTGTTTAGAGCGCTGTTTAGGCTCTAAAAATCCCGTCAGACTGGCGAATGCCCGGGGCCCGAATTACCCGCAGCGCGCAAAGTCCCAGAAGGACCCATGATCGCCTATCGGGCCGTTTGCTTGGCCAGTTCGCGGTAGAAGTGCCGCTGCCAGTACGACCAGAACACCCTACCGACCTTGGCGGAGGCCGCTTGGCCGAAATCGTACCGCTTCCGATAGCTCGGCTGCTTGACGAACATGAACACGGCGCGAACCGTGTTGCCCCGGCGTTCATAGATACCACGCGGCAAACGTCCGATCGCTTTCTCGGCCCGACGACCAGATGGCACGAAGTACCGGGCCTTGCCGGAGCGTCTGTTGCGTGCCGCCGAGGGCGCCGTTTCGTTCATCATGAAGCCAACATCACGATGCGCCTTGAGCTGCGAGAGGATCGACACGATGGTCGAGCCCGGCACATTGCCATAGGCATCTCGCTTGTATCCGATGGCCGGCACGGCGAACTCATCGCCCCGCATGACACCGATGGCCCGCAATGCAGCCTCGAAGCGCTTGACCCCACGCGGCCCACCCAACACCTGAGGCATCAGGTACTTCGAGGGTGGCGTGCCCTTTGCCGCTTCGTCCCGGATGAACACCCATGCCGTCAGGCTGTCCGAGGTGGCGCGTCGGTAGAGCACAGCCTTTTGGGTCAGTGGCTTCGGACGATCGAATATGCCCCTGATCTTGTCCTGCTCGGCGAACACGCCTTCGACGACAGCGTCGTTAAGAGCATTGCGGGTGATCGAGTTGATCCGTCGCCCTGCCCAGTCGGGCAGCTCTCGTCTGAGATCAGCAAGGTTTGCCTCGAAAGACAGGGACGTGAGCTGATTGCCAGCCCGAGTGACTATGCCCGCCATCATTCACACCTTTGGCGCGCAACCTCGCAGCCCACCGCGCCTGTCGGGCGTGAAGCGCTACATGGCCGCGTCTCCGGGAGTTGCAATCAGGAAACAACAAAGGCGCAACGGGTTTTCCGAAGCGCCTATCTGCAGACCTGATTTGTTGTGGTGAAGCTATGTCAATTTTTGCGGAGCCGTCAACACCCTTTCTTTGGCTTCCCACGGCCGGGCCGCAGCCTCCGGCCCGATGGCCTCATGATCGACCATCTCGGCATTGAGCAGCGGCACGAGGTCGACCAGCCCATAGCGCCAGACATCATATTCGCGCCTGGCAAGCTCCACATCGGCCGGATTGTTCCCTTCCAATACGGGCAGGGCATAGCCGATGAAGCCGCGCTTATTGTGGGGGTCGATGTAGTTCTTCTTTGGATTGCCGTTTCGGTCGACCTGGTCGACCCAGCGCCCAGGACCATCTTCATACCAGTCAGGTCGAGTGGCCTTGCGCGCATGGCGAATGATCAGCATGCACGCCTCTGGTGCAGCTTCACCGAGCGCCATCACAGCATCATAGATGACCGCGGCATCTTCATGACATTGCACTGCAACATGCATCGCCCCGGCCGATGACGTCTGCACCCGACACCCCAGCGCCAGTATCTGCGCCAGATTGCTTTCGGGTGACGCACTCAACCCAGACGGCATCAACCGCGCCGCCACCGCCTCAATCTTCTGGTCCCGGAAGGCCCAGATGACCAGATCTTCCACGTCCATCGCCTTTGCCATTGGTTGCCCCTTTCTACTCTCTTTTCCTCTTGCGAGGGTTTAGCGAGGGTTTGGTGATAACCATCGCTATCAATAAGGCCCGGAAAACGGGGAATGAGCGAGGGTTGCGAGGGCAGCGAGGGTTGCCATTACACATGTAACAGCATTGGACCCCGCACCCCTTGCACAGAACTATACGCGAGCAAAA